TTCCTGTAACATTGATTGTAATATCTCTTGGTCTGATGAAAGGAACAATAGATACATCTGTGATTCTATCACCAATGCTATTCCTTACAGTATCAACACCAGTAATTTCAGTTCGTATACCTGTCCTTACTTGAGTTACCTGTTGTTCAACTGTTTGTGTTGTACGTCTTCGTATCGGCCAACCCCTTGCTTGTCTTTCGGTTGTAGTTGATGACGATAGAACTCTTTCTCTACCTGTACCAATTGTTTCCCAATCATTGAATTGAGAACCGAATCCCAAACCAATCAGATTTTCCCAAGCATCATTTTGACCACCAACATTTACAATTACCTCTGGTCTTGTATTTGTGTCAATCCAGTTATCACTTGAAGGCTCTAAGTCAACACGACCAATCCATGCCAATACTGCAAATGGATTTACGTTAACAGCTTTACTAGCAATCTTCTGTGTTACAAATGCTTTTGCACTATAAGGTAATGTAACTAGGTTACCTTTTTTAGTAACACCAGAAGATGCAGATTCGTCTAAAACTAAATCTGTTATATTAGAAATAAACCTTGGCCTCATAATTTTTTCATCAAAGTCAATAGAACACAAATAGTCATCACTCAAAACATTACCCACACTATGCCCATTGAAACCATCAATCAAGAAACCATTCTTGAATCTATCTAAACCGTTGGTGTCTTTAATGACAAGCTCTTCGGTATCCTTTTCTAGCAATGACAAAGAAGTATAATATTCCAAATTGTGAATACGTTTTTCCAACGCACCAATGTCTCTCATTGTGTATCGTTTGTTCTCAATGTATTGAGTTCTAACATCAGCCGGTTTGAATGTATAAGCAGGAATATAGATAGTATAAAGATTCATTGTACCCTGTAACCTAGAAGGCGGTACTTGACTCAATGATGGAACACCAGCATTGTTTCCAAACTTTCTATCTCTACTTACATAAACTGTATCAACTCTTGGAAGATAATAACTATAGTCAGCTGACCAGTTTGTATTAGGAACTGGTAGTTCAATATTTTGCATTGTAGTTCCACCATCAATACGTCTTGGTCTAAAGTCTACACAATCCCGTAGTTCAACTTCATCACCTGTTACTGGACTAACAAACTTTGGAACATTATCAAAACCAACTGCTGATGTATATGAATCAACTGAAAGATAACCAGTACCCGAATGAGTGAAATAATCTACCACAACAGAAATTCTACCAGTAGGTGCTGTAGCACCAGACTTCAATTGAATTCTACCATGATCGTAAAAACTATCTTTCTGTCCGTTATCTAAAACATATCTTGATGTAATATCTGTATCACCAGCTGCAGCAGAAGAAGCTGTTTTAGTAAAACCAGAGGTTGCACCCGTAACATCTTCAGCTTGAAATGTTCCAGATACAGGAACGTATGTAACACTTGTACTTCCACTAGCACCTACGATAACAGTCCCCTTTGCACCAGATATAATTCCTGTAATTGTCTCACCTGGCGTCAATGTTTCATTCGTACTTGTCACGGTCAATGTAGGAAGGGTAGCATCACTTCCAGAATTTTCTGAATCATAGATTGCTTTGATTTTCCAAATGTCAGACTTAGCTAAAAGGTCATATGCAAGTGCTGTTGTATTTGGAGTATTAAACTTTATTTCGTGATTTGATACAAGTGTTTTAGATTTTTCCTGTTTAGTATCAATATTGATTGTTGCAATAATGTCTGCTACAAAGTTACCAGCAATATTACAATCAAATGTAATCGTAGTATTACTTGGGCCATTAACAGTTGCAGTTTGTCCACTACCATCCATAGGAACAATTGCGTTAACTGCATAACCAGAATTTCCAGCAGTCTTAACAGTTGTTAGATAATATTCTCTTTTATTACTGTTGCTCAAAGCACCAGAACCAAAAAATGTTTCTGAACCACCAGCTGTAGAAATGGTTGCTACTCCAGCAGTAAATGCAACATTCTCAAATACTCTTTTAGTTGTATAGCTGGTATCAATGTTTGAACTCTCATCACGAATAGTATTAATAGTATCCTGTGGAAGTTTAAAAACCAATGTGTTATCAGATGTCTCAAACAACTTAGCATCACCACCAGAAACACCACCAACCTTACCACTATTATCAATCTCACACACCGCTGTAGTTACTATAGAATTAACAGTTGCATCTACGGGAACATGAAGACATTCAACAGCAGCAAATGTTGAACTTGTCATTTTAATATCATACAGATACATATTAATAATCAGAACTGCACCAGTACCAGAAACATAATCAATGTTTCTTACTTTTGCTGTTCCAATTTTACTAGCTGCATATGAGGATGGTGTTCCTCTATTGACACTTGTATATATCACATTATGTAAATCAACTTCCTGATGATTTGATATATCAAACTTTCCTTCGTAGTTTTTTACAACAACATAATTTCCATACTGCATCAACCTGTCAAAGTTATTGACGTTTACAGTTGTCCTTGCTCTGTCAACTTCTATTTCAGATGTAACAATTGTTTCAAATTCATATCCTTCAATAAAAGACTTGCCAGGGTCAAGACGTACAATAAATTTTGATGGATCAGTTTTGTGATCTTTAAGTTGAATGTTATGAGCTCGTACTGTATAACTTCCAGACTCATCAAATGTTCGTCTTGCAAAAGTTTTTTCTAATTCAGAATAAATAGGAATTTTAATGTCTTGTGTTTTGATTCCGTTTTCTACTCTAAGTATTTCATAGAAATCTGTATCGTCTATAGAGTCAAGACCTAGTTTACTCAAGGTCAATGTAAGTTTCAAACGGTCTGCGCCAGGTGCTGCAAAGTTTGAAGAACCCTGTGCATTGTCAAGTAATGTAGTATCACCACCAGAGTCAACTATAGTTTCAACAGCTGCTAAACCAATTCGGTATGTTGGAATATTTGCATACTTATCTAAAATAATTGTCTGAGCTTGTGTCTTAATAAAATTACCATTAACATAAAACACACCTTCTGAAATAGAAGCAGAACTACCCTTACCAGTTGGGGTTGCAAGATATCCTGTTGCAGTTGCTACGACACCACCCGAAGGAGGTAACGACATAGTAACGATAGGTGCTGTAGTATAACCAGAACCACCAGTAGTCACCGTTATAGATGAAACGACACCGGCAGTAATGGTTGCAATTGCTGTTGCCGTAACTCCACTTGTAGGTGCAGCTACTGTAACCGTTGGGGCTGTGGTATAACCAGAACCACCAGCTGTGATTTCAATTTTCTGAATATAGGTTGGAACGGTATCAACAACATTTGCAGAAACACTTAGGTCAGTTGAAACAACTCTCTCACCACCGAGAAATGCTGGTGATGTTATAATGGTTGCTACTCCGACTGCACCCGTTCCACCACCACCAGAAATTGTAACCGTTGGGGCTGTGGTATAACCAAGACCTTTATTAGAAATATTAACAGCAATGATTGAACCACTACTAAGGACAGCTGTTGCTGTTGCGTCAGCTCCACCACCACCCGTAATGATAACATCTGGAACTTCTGTATATCCAGAACCAGTATTAGTCATGCTAATACCTTGAACTGAATTACTTGTAGAACCACCAGTAATATATTTTACATAAACTGTATCGGGGTCAGCAGTTATAGAATCAGCAGCAGATACTCCAAGAACCATTGCCTTCGTTCCTGATTGTGTACCTGTAAGACTTTTTCCCTTGAAGGCATTAATGTCTATATCAACACTATTATATTGAGGTTTTAATTTTACATATTCGTAATCAGTATTTAAAACAAGCTCACCACCTGTTACCTTACTACCATTTTTAAATACATGGTCACCAAATCTTTTGATTTGGTTTCTTAAAATACTTTGTTGAGTAGAAAGTTCTCTAGCTTGAACCGGCAATGACGGTTTGTAAAGAACCTGATGAAACGCTTTATCCTCATCGTAGTCATCAAAGTAAGGTGTTTGATTTGTATTGATAGAAATGTTATTTGACATAATTACCTTCGATTTATTTTTTAATTATTTATATCTAATTTAAATTAGAATTCACAAACAAGTTTGATGTCTTCTGTGGAATCTGATGCACGAACAATCGGGCCTCTGAACTCTGTGTAAATAATACTTCCACTATCTTGATCTAATTCAGTATTGTTATAAGTTGAACCCGTAGCTGGATTACCACCTGCTGTTGGATTTGCAACAAGATGAACTTTTCTAAAGTCATCGTCAATCGGGAAATCATTACCTTCGTTTCCAATCAAACGAATGTTCAACATTACAAATGCACCACCCAATTCCGATACAGCATTTTTTCCATGACCGCCAGGAGGACTTGTTCGTGCAGCAAGAGTTGCAGCTGTTCCACCAGTAGCAAGACCACTTGTAACCACTGCTGTTAAGAATCTATAATTTGTTCCTACACTTACCATTGAAACTTTTGTAATTGCACCAGCAGTAACACCAGAAACTCTAGCAACTGCACCAGTACCGAGAGGTGTATCACCCGCTGTTGGTGTCAATGTAACCGCAGGCATAACTTCATATACACTTGTTGCATCTGGATTCGTTGTCCATGCAGCACTAACTGTTGCAATCTTTGTGACATTATCATAATCACTAATCGTTCTAAGTTGCCCACTTCCATTTCCATCAGAGATATAAACAGTCATTGCATTGTAGTAATCTACAATATTTTGACCAGTAGCTGCAAGTGTTATACTTGTAGAAGTTCCAGCCTGGGCAGTTCCAGCATGAGCCTTATATAATGCTCCACCAGCAGTTACAGCAATATGTTCCAATGCACCATTGACTGCTCCATCTTCAACTGCTTTTTGTTCTGGTTGTGCTGTAGGATTTGCGGGGGAATTAACTGGAATCCAATCTGTCGTTACAAACTTCAAGACATCGGACTGTTGAACTTCAAACATAAACTTCCATCGGTAGTTATCAGATGTTTCAATAATACCTGTAGATGTTCCTGTTGGTTGTATCGTTGATTGTACTCCGCCATAATTACTGATACACTTATAAACACGAAATGCTTCGGTGAATACAAAGAAATCTGTGTCAATGATATCATCGGTGTATTGATTGTACTCTGGATAAACTGTACCAGATGTCCAATCTACTCTTTTAAGAACATGAGATACACTAGTTGCACTAATCAACTTAGCTGCAATCATTTCGTTGTAATGGATATATTGTGATACAGTTGTATCAATTGGAACGGGAACATCAATGTCACTAGGACTAGTTTCAACGTATTGTCCTAGATCAGCATTTGCCCACGGCTCCTTCTTTCCAATCATCAAATAAACTTTATTGCTCGATATAGACGAAATAAAGTTATCTGCGTTATATTTTCTAAAACTATTGTTGATTATTGCACTCATAATTACTAGTCCTTTTAGATTTGTTATCTACTGATTGATATATTTATAATACTTTTTTGTGTTTTTTGAATATTTTTATGCATTAATTGTTCTGTCGTGAAAAAATCTTATAAACTGGTCTTGCAAAGGTGATATCTGTTGTGTCAGGTCAAAATGAGTTCCTGTTGGAGACTGAAACCTTGTAGTGGTTGTTCCTTTGACCTTTCTAGTCTGTAATCCACCAAACAGAACATAATCTACAATCTGCTCATCCTTCATTTCCTTAATAGACATGCCGGGCTGTCCTAATCCATGAACTAAACCAATAGTTTGAGCCTTTCCACCTAAACCAGTTGGAGGTCTAAATGGAACTTCATCAGATGTATCAGCATCATATTTTCTCCACTTATGTCTATCGACATTCCTTCGGATAGGCCCAAGTCTTAATTGTGTTACATGATGACCGTCATTGAAAGGATGTGTGAAACTTTCGTTAGCTGGTCTATTTTCATTTGGCTCTGGTAATCTTGAACGAACTGAACTTTGTTTTCTTTCAAAATCAATATACTCTGAAATACTTCCATCTGTTATCAAACCATAATCATCTGAACGTGAAGAATCAGCAGCTGTCAAAATTGATAAGTAGTCTTCATATCCTGATTGATCGTTGCCAGTCTTTCCTCCAAGATTCAGAAGTTTCTGGATTCCTAAATCAATCTCATAAGTTTGACAAATGGTTGGAGCAGCTACCCCTTCACAAGTATCAACCTTGAGGTCAAGAACAACAGGGGGAGCAATATCACCATCATGGAAAATAATAGTATAGTATTTTCTCTGTGGTATTCCTGTAATCTTCATGGACAAATCCAACATAGAAATAAGTTGGATGTTTCCAAACAATGCTAGTCCAGCTGGATGTGCCAGACGTTTTACTGTATCTCTCCAACGAGAAATATTTT